ATGGTACAGGTGAAACCTGGAGATATGGCACACTAAGATTAGACGCACAACCGGATGGTAGAAGATAATGGCTGAAATAACCGCACAAAAAACTGCAGAAGAATTATACAATGCATTAACACCCGCAGAAAAAAATGCGTATGATGGTGTTATGGGTATGGGTGGATTTAAAGAGAGATATCAAAAAAATCCAACTTCTCAACTTGTTCTGGGAGATGCTAATTATGAAAAATTTAAAGCTGTCGCCGATGCACAAGCAGCAGCACCTCAGGAAAGTTTTTTAGATAAAATTAATATATTTAGTTCAGCTAGTGCTGCAGAGCCAGATAAAACAAATATAAATAATAAATATTTAGAATCATTATATACACCTGATATGCAAGAAACAATATTTGGTGATCGTAATTATTTTAAGAATCAAAATAAATTACCTTTTAGTATTGCAGACTTAGCAGCTAAAAGCGCTAATCTAGATGTATTTCCCTCACCTCAAGATTTTTATACAAGTCCAACTTACGTAGCAAAACAAAATGTAAATCCTTATTTTCAAGGTATCATGTCTCAAGTGCCATTACAAAATCTAGGCTTTGATACTTCTTTTGGTGTAGCCAATGAGCCAGATGTTGAACAAGTAGATTCTTTAGGTTCATCAGAAGAATCAGGTATCTCTAAATTATTAAAATTTATAATGCCAGGTAGTTTTTTAGCAAATATTTTACCTAAAGAATCTCCTGAATCTAGAGGTATAAAAAATTTTTATAGATCCAATTATGGTTTAACTGATATTGGACAAGTTGGTTCAGGAATTATGCAAGGTTATAATCCTGTGTCTGGTGGTCTTTTATATACTTTAAGTGGTGGTAAATTTGGAAAAGCTCCTAACTACGGTTTAGCTGGAGCTATGCAAAGAAGAATTGAAAAAATTTTAGGTAGAAGAATTCCACAAACCGACGCTAGTAAAGCAAAAGTAGCTGAACTAAGAGATTTACAATTACGAGAAATGAGAGATAGAGCTGATAGAGGTGAAAGTTTATCTAGTATAGGTAAGACTACATTTAGTGGACCAGGTATGGCGTTTGAACAAAAAGGTGGTGGTTTTAGTGTTAATAAAGATACTGGCCAGAAAAGATTTTACGGTGGTAGATAATGGCTAAAATAACAAACTATATACCTGAACCAAAAGAAGAATATGATGTGGAAAATCAAAGACAAATATTAGAATCTTTAACTACATTACAAAATCAATTAAACTTTTCTTTTCAACAAGATTTAAAAAACGAACAGGATACGTTTAATTACTTTTTATCATGAGCATAAATTATAAAAACGCTAGTGTCATATTAAGCACTACAAATATGACTACGATTTTAAACATAGCAACCACTGCTGTGGCTATTGTAAAATCTGTTTACATATCTAACAACAGCACAGGAGCTGTAACGGTAAACTGTGATCTTAGAGACAGTTCTGCAAGCACAGATGTAGAATTTTTTAGAAAGGATATACCAGCAACGAGTACTATTAATGCAATAGAACAGGGCTTGAATTTAGAAGAAGGAGATGCTATAAAAGCTCAAGCAGAAACTGCAAACAAACTAGAAGTGGTTGTCAGTTATGCATTAATAGATAGACA